TGGTTCTATCACTTTTATTATGTATTCTACATTTGCCATTATGCTCTCCTTGTGACTGAATATTTTTGTTTTGTTTCCACACGCATTGGATACAAGTGATTGATCATATATCCTACAGAATCATTAAAATGTGAATAATCCACTGAGCCATTCTTTTCTGGTTGTCTTGTACCTTCTTTATATGTGTGACTTCTTAATCCTTTTATAATTTTAACACATTTCGGATCTATTGTCAACCTCATATTATCTTTCTTACATACTGAATTTACACTTGCTATTCTATCCTTTACACTAGGATTAACACTACCTACTCTTAAGTTAAATCCTGAATTTTTCAATATTATATGATCTGTTACACCGCCGGCACTTGTTCTTCTTTGTGCACCACTGGCATCCGGATAACATATATATTTTCTATTCGGATATCGTCTCATTATTTCAAAAACCATTTCTCTTGTGTCTGTACCGTATATTTCGACTTCATCATAGATATGTATACCTTTACTATGTTGAAAGGCTATAACAGCACATCCAGGATCAATATTAAAATCGATACCTATATGTAAAGGTATATTTTCTGTTGTACCAAATTGCATTTCTTTGATATTGTGTTCGCCGAATGCATAATAGATAAGTCCTGAATAATCAACAAATTGTGCTTCATATTCTTGTTTGTATGTTCTTTCGTCTAGATCAATACGTGCTTGAGCAAGTTCCTGTTCGCTTACGATACCGCCTTCTGCTGTCGTGAATTGCCAGCTCGCCCAATCATTTAGATGTTTTGCATCATTATATACATCATATAACCATCCTCTGCCTTTAGGTGTAGATATAATCATTGCTGAACCTTCTTTATCGGATAGTGTAGGACGTATAACTGCACGCCAGGCATCTTCTGATATATCAGCGGCTTCGTCCAATACCACATAGTCTAAACCTATACCTCTTATTGAGTCTGGATTATCTGCACTACGCAAATATATAACCGAACCATTTACTAGTGTAAATGCTAAATCGCTTTGATTTACTTTCTTTAACCAATTGCGGTCTTTTAACATCTGATATAGGTCATCATAAACAATCTGTTTTGCCATTCTATATGAAGGTGCAATATACATACACTTGCGATTTGGATGTCTGGCATGTTTGGCTAGACTGGTAATGGCACTCATTGTTTTACCACTACGTCTACCACTTATAACTATTTTGAAACGATTTTCGTCATTGACTATTTCTTTCTGTATATCTGTTAACTTCATTCTTCTTCAAACCATTGTTCTGGTAGTGGATTGTTTTCTAAATCTGTCTTGTTCTTCCAGGCATTTATTCTGGTTTCTGCTATATGTACATAATCCGGATCTAATTCACAGCCTGTAAAGTCATAGTCTAACTCAACAGCCGCCATACCTGTTGATCCTGATCCTGTGAAAGGATCTAATATCTTACCACCCTGTGGTGTCACCAATTTGATTAAGTATCTCATCAGTGCCACCGGCTTAACGGTAGGGTGGTTGTTTCCTGATGCTTTGCTTTCCACCATTGCTTGTAGTGTGACTTGTGGTATAGTATTTCCATCTTTATCAACTGCTACAGCCTTTATTCCTGCGGCTGTCTTTTGATTTTCCCAACGCCCTCCTAATTCTCTCATAGCATCACCTGTTGTATAGATGCCTTTAGGCTTGTTTATATAACTGCCACCTGTTTCATTGCTTTCACCATTTTCATAGAATCCTGTAAACATACCATCAGGATTTGTGGGTATATGAGCAAGAGGATTGTTTTTCTGATGCTCTCTGATCTTTGTCATAAGCCTATGACTATTTGTGCCTATGCTTGGGTCCCATAGTGGATGTTTTTTCATATCCTCAGGATTGTTAAAGGGTTCTGGTTCTGGTGCTTCAAATCCGCAATGACGCTCTGCACGGCTAACTTTGGGACAATAGAAGAACTTTTGATAACCTTCAACTTCACCTAACACATTACTGGGGAATCTGCCAGGAGGAGCATCTACTATTTCGCCACCTCTCTTTTGTTCTTCAAAATTAGTGCCCTTAAATGTAGGCCCTCCCACATTACCTTTACCATATTTTTCTCGCCATTTCTGCTCTTTTTCTTGTTCTCCATCTTCCCAATCAATCCTTGTGGCATCTATGTTAAGAGCACCTACACCCCATTTTAACACATTATCCACACCGCTACCCTTAAACGGTTTGCGGGCCATTACTATGGGTTCGTGTGCTGGTTTAAGTGCTGTTTTCCAGCCTTCTAACTTGTTTTTAACGCCTCTTTTGTTTAAGGCTTTGCCCACATCCTGAGCTTTGGGGAAGCCTGATGCATATAACCACATCAATTGATCTCTGATTTCGAATCCTACTGATTCTATATTTGTTGCTAAGTTGTGATATGTTCTTGCGGCACTGAACGCCAGTATGTATCCGCCTGGCTTTAACACTCTGAAACATTGTTCCCAGGTTTCTATCGCACCGGTATTCTTATCCCAGTCTTTTGATAAGAACTCTATACCATATGGTGGATCTGTGACTATGCTGTCAAAATAGTTGTCTGGATATCCTTTTAGAATATCTATATTGTTTCCCTCTATAACTTTTGTCTTCATATCTTTACCCCTATAAAGTAGAGAGACCCTTAGGGGTAAGAGTCTCTCTGTGTACTGATGAACGTTATGTGAATGTCTGGCAACTTTTCATATAGGAACAATTATTATTGTTTTGAATGTTCATCATTCTGTTCTAACCATGGTAGAACAGTTGTACTATCATTATTTATCGGTTGATCACTTTGTCCCAGTATATTCTTGCCTAACCATATAAGCATACTGCGATCACCATTCATTGCTAATTTCAATTGTGCTTGTCTTAATCTTTGCTTCGTTTTGGTAGTGCCCTTTTGATATAAATCAGCGAAGTTGTCTCGTAAGGTGCTAACTGGCACACTATACCAATCGGATATCTCTTGCCATGTGCAATGTAATTCTGCTAATTTTTGGAATTCTTCTTCTGGTATTACTGTTTTGTTTCGGCCTACCACACGTCCTCTCACAGTCTTTTCACCGTACTTAATGTTTTTAACTTGATAAGGTAATTGTTGGTCTTTATCAGTTGTCATTGCTACTCCTGTATATCAGTATTATATCGCTACTGTGGGCGTATAAGTATTTATCTAATTAAGATTTTTTATCATATTTACTTAGAATCAATACTTGTCGTTTTTTCCACTTTCCCTGTGTTTTTGCATAATATTCCTGTTTTGTGGGTGTTTCCAACAACATATCGTCTAAAATAACATATTTTTTTTGCTCTGCTTTAGGCATTTCACATAACAGTTCCAGTGTTCTTATCTGAATGTCTGTGAGGTCTTTGGGATTCTTTTTAACCAAATGTTCGTATACCCAAGCAAAGTGTTGTTCGTGTGTTAAATGGGTGTCTAAGAGCTCTCTGCGTTGTTTATCTGTAAACATACTAGTATTTACAGAGAAAGGAGAAGGATAGTGTGTAATTTACGCCTTTAATGCAAAATATGAGTAAAGACTAACGGCGTTTGTAATGAATCCACACACTACCCTTGTAATTGCTAAACAAAATATACTATAACTAAAAGGAGTAGCAATTACTCAGTTAGTATAGCATCTTTTAGATGTTTGTCAACCTTTTTAGTCTTTTCCCACTTTATGTAAGCACCACAGTCTCGGCATATACGTTTAGCACGGTGTGGCCCCCAGTTACCTCTGACTAACATTGTTTCTGTGTGTTTGCATTTAGAATAATTCTTCATAATACCTAATTTCTATTTCTCTGTCTTCTTTTAGTATATCTTGTAGTATGGATATTTTGTGCTTTAGATCTCCAGAGATAAGTTCTAACGCAAGTTCCATATCAGTTAGTGTAACATATTGTTTGTGAATGTCAATCATGTGTTTGTATTCAGATTCACTAAGACTACATAAAGGAATACGTTGTGTGGTATCTCTTTGTGGTCTTGATAATACTTGCCATTTTTTTAAGTCTACCAAGTGCATTTCATATCCTCTTCTGCGTAATCTGGATCATACCATTCGCCCATTGCTAGGAAATATTTGTTATCTTCTATGGCATTGCAGGGTATATCTATCTGTTTGTTGTTTAACTGCAAATGAACAGTTATGCTGTTGTCTGTTACTGACATACCACATGCCCATTTGGGTATCTTGCGTTTTCTTAACCATTTTGCGTTATTGGTTCTAATACTCACAGTTCCTACACCTTCTGCATCTATATCATACATTTTATTAGCAAATGTGCTACATTGTGGTGCTTTCACAGGATTATTCAGTCTTTTTATAACTTCACTGCGATTGCGTTTGGGTAGCACTATGCTGTTGTACTGAAATGTTCCTCCTCTTTTGAGAGCTCTGTAACCGGGTTCTGGCACTATGTCAATATTGATGCGTTTTCCTGCACTTTTATTGAACTTGCTTTTGTAAAGTGCCACCCGTATATAATATGGCTTTTTTGTTGAAATAATTCTGGTGCCTTCCTGATACACGTCATTCATATAGGGCTCATCATTTGATTTCGAAGAAATCGGAGTCGAAGACGACGGAGACGAAGTCTCGGACGAAGTCCTGCCAGAAGAAGGAGATGTAATCTCAGAGATTTGGTCATCAGATGCCAAATCTTTTATTATATATTCTTTTTCTCTTATCTCTTTTCCGTTATCTCTTATCGATTTATTAGTTATCGAAATAATGTTTTTGGCATCTTCATTCAAATTGCTTATCATTATTGTTACCTCCTATTATAAGTTGTGTTCTTTTAGGAACTCTCTCATATTCATACCTTTATCAGTAGTCTTGATTTTGCTACCGTCCCAGTCTTCTCTGGTTTCTTCTACGTCTATCTGTTTAGAACTTCTTTTTAATTGTTCTACAAGATCAGTAGTTGTTTGTTCTGAAACAGATTGGTTTTCTATTTCAGTCACGTAGACGTCTGTTGTTTTCAAAACATCGTCTTTTGGGTTTATATGAACATTGAAATTATCTTTATCTTCAAATGTTATTGTTATGCCGCAATGGGCTTCTTTCTTAATTAGCATAATTACCTCCTCATGCTGGTTTAAATTTAATTTGTTTTGGGACAGGGTTGTTCTTTTTAGTTACATTATTATAACCTAGTTCATTTGCTAATTCTACACTATAGACTCTGTTTATAACTCTATACACTTCTTCTACGTCTTTCAATTGATCAACGGATAAGTCCTGAGTAGGATTACGCATTATATTGCTTACTACTCCTGCGGCATAGGTTATATAACTGTTCTTTTTGTGTGATATAGGGCTTGATTTCAAGTTATCAGTACGTTCAAATAATTCATCTAGAAATGTGTGATCTATAACTTGTTTTGCTTGTAAATCTATAACTAATCTGTTTAACCAATGAATTATTTCATGTTTTTCATTTTCATGTATGTAAACATATTTAGATTTACTACCATTAGCCAATGTTTTACGTCTATAATAATAGACTTGCTTGTCGTTTTTATCTACGTAACTTTTAGGAATGTCTTGGTATGATACCATTGTATTCTCCTTAAATTTATTTTTTTCATATATTATCCTATTAGTGGCGAACTATAAATAGTCCTTGGTCTCCGCCCGTATCTCCGATACAATTTTATTTATCTAGATAAATATATATTGAAGACAATTGCGGCATCCTATAATTTATTTTATAGTATCTTATTAGAGATGGTCTCTCCAAATCAGAACCCAATTGTTTATCAGCAAATTGAATCTCCAAATTTTATTTGTACAAGCCCTTATATTAGCAATAGTGTAAGGGCTTATTTTATTCTCCTGCTCTTTCCTTAGCAATTCTTATGTTTCTTTCTATTTGCCAATTGGCACACTTGTTTCTTTCTGTTTTATAATCCGGATGATCTGGCATAAGCCAAAATCCTGTTTCCTTAAATTGAGGTAGTTCACTCCAGTGTGTTCCTGCGTGTTGTAAATTTCTATGAGCACCTGTATCTTCTATTTTATCCTCGCAATATACTGAACCGTGTGCTTTTTCTCTCAATAGTAGAGTCACAGGATGTATGTATAGATCCTTACATATTTCGTTTCTGGTTTTACCATATTTGGCTTCCCATATACTGGGCTTTGCTTTGCGTTGATATGGATTACCATAATTACGCACTCTCATATGTATTGTGGTTGTGCTTACGTTTTCTCGCTCTGCTATTTTGTATGCAGGTTCTCCCCAGCGTTGTTCGAATCTGCTGGCTTTTTTAAACATTGGTTTTACTGTTAATTTATATCCTGTTTTATTAGGCATTTGTAATCTCCTTATAATATATTCTTATGTTACCGTCTACTAGTTCTGCTCTTTCCACATCTGGTTCATCTATAAATGATTTCAAAACCGTTTGTGCATCTTTAGGATGAACTCCAAATGTGTAATATCCCAAACGTGGATCTGCTGGACAATGTTTACTCATTAGAGTCATATCCATTTTTTTCTGTTCTTTGTATGAACTCATAGTCTCTCCTTTATTGTTTTAACACTTTTATTTATCAGTATTAGTCAAAATAGTGCTAAAAAGTGGTAAATTATAAAAAGGATTACTTGGTACGTTTGGTGCGTTTGGTATCTCTATCCAAATTATTGGTTTGAATTGTACCTTTCTTAAGATGTTTTGGATTTATACATATTCTGTTATCACATGTGTGCATAATTACGTCATCGGGTGTCAGAGACTGTCTGTGATATACTGCATACATATATCTATGTAAGAATGTGCTGTTTGATTTGAAATATTTTGAATTATATACCTTTATGGGTATATATGTTTTTTGTGTTTCAGGTTTGTATTCCCAGCATCTTGGCTTTTTATTTCTTATTTTTATGTTTGAAACAAGTTGCCAAAATAATCTATACAATTCCTCATTGTAACTTTTCGATTTGCTCATTTGCCCATGCTAAGGCTCTGGGTCCTCCCCAAAGCAAATACGCACCTATTGCCTTACTGTCTTCTGCTGTTTTTCCTTGTGATCTTGCTTGTCTGTAGTTCTGTCTTGCTCTTATAAGATAACTACGCATTCTTATAAGTGTTTGTAATGATAGGTTTTCACCATTTGCTAGTTGGTTAGCTCTTTGTAAGCCTACTAGTGTACCATACTGTCGGCTTTTAGGTAATGTTTCTCGGATTTCTAATGCTTTTTTGGCTTGATCTGCTATGTATTTAGGTGCTACTGGCATAATTACATCACTATACTTGCTATAGTGGCTCCTAATGTTGATAATGCAAGTAATACAAGAGCCCATATTTTACTATCTAAGTTGTTTAAGCGATTGTCGAAGTATCTTCTATTGTCTTTAACATCAACCTCTAAGTTGGCCATACTACGCTCTAAATGAGCTAGGTGATTGTCCTTTATGACTGTTATGTCTCGTTTAACCTGCTCAACTTCTCTATGGAGCTCTTGTGTTGTTATTCTTTTAGCCATTTACATTCCTAACATATCTTTAATTTTTTGTTTGCATTTTGCATAACCTTCTTTAATCTTCGTCCACATAACCTATACTCTCTCTGATTTTAGTTAATTTAGCCCTACTTTGTTGAATAAGACATTCGATATGTGTACTGTCTCCGCCTTCTGCAGGATGACTCCAGAGCCATTCTGAATGTGTTTGTTGTGAATTTAGTTCGTCACACTTTGTACTTAACCAATCCACAGTTGCTCCTGGGAATGTGTAAACACAGGCTTCATACTTACTGGCTCTAAATAGACTACTCCAAGTCTGTAAGCAATTTTCCTTTGTTTGCACTACAAGTATTTTATCCATTAACTTGTAACTCCAGGGACATACTCCTCTGATTTTAGAGAAGTATTTGACCCAAGTGCTATCCTCTTTTGCTACCTTTGCCTTTAGCACCTTTCTTTTTCTTTTTCTTCATTCCGCCTCTTTGACCTGGCATAATTTTCTCCTATTAAGTTACTATTGCTCCTTGAGCTATATTTCTCCAGTTAGTTCCATCATAATAAGACACTAAATTATCTGTGCTGTTATATACAACTTCACCTGCGTTTAAACCTGTTAATGCTAATATTTCTGTATTGCTGTATGATTTTAATTGTAATCTATCTCTGATTATAACATCATCTACTGTTAAAGTATTAAGATTACTGATACTGTTACTGAAGAATCCTACACTATCTGATGCTGATTGTAATACACCACCATCGGTATTACCTCCTACATCAGGGAAGAAATAATTTCCTCCACCGAATCCAGCATCACTAAATCTTGCTGATGTAAATGATATGGTTCCACCGCTTGTATATGAGAATATTTGATCTGCAAATAGGGCATTAGCGGCTTTTACATCATTATCTGCATTTAGATCTTGGTTTACTACTATATTACCCTGTGTTTCTATATTTGCTGTTACTACATTAGCACTTAGGAAGTTCTCAACATCCACATTACCATATGTTCCACCTGAACCACCAATTGTAATAGTATCGTTAGCCGTATCTGCTGTAAGTGTAATAGCACCTGCCGCCACTAATGTTAATGTATCTGTGCCACTAGCCGCAACTACACTATTACCGCCTGATACTGTAATTGTTTCAAAAGAATTAACTGAACCACCTATACCTGAGATGTTTGTTCCATCACCATACAAGTATGTTCCTATAACATTTGCACCTGATATGTTACCTTGTGTTGTAAATACACCATCAGTAGTTATACTTGCGGCCGCACCTGTGCCAACATCTGTTGATGTTGCACCAAATTCCATTGTGCCGTTAGCACGCCATTTAGTTATTCTTTTTTCACTGTTTCTATCTACTGTATCTTCATTAATGATTAATTCTAAACCTACTGGTTGTGCTGTGGCTACTACATTTGCATTACCGTCTGTGAAATTCTCTGTTCCTGTTGCTACTTGAACTGGTGATGTTCTTGCTTCATCATAATACAATTCGAAATAGTTACTAGAGGCAGTGCCACCTCGTGTAACATAGAATGCTTGGCCATTTAGTGATGTTAAATTAGCATTTGTCGTGCCATCCAAAACAAAGATAGTTCCGTTATTGAATCTTATGGTTCCATCTGTAAATCTTAATCTGTCTCCTGTTGAGCCACCCCGAGCTTCTAATGTGTCTACTGGTATATGATTTATTAGATAATCACCATCTGCAAACGATGATATTTCCACACCACCTGTTGTTGCAAATGAACCACCATAAATATCTGAGAATGCCGCATTTCCTGTAGGATCTGCATTTTCTCTCCAAGGATAATGATACCATTGTCCTATATGTTCACCGGTATTGACAAATCTAGGAGCGGTTATTAGACCTTCTGCTCTACGCATTCTTAAGTCATTAGCACTTGGACCATCATCATATTCGTCCATATATATCTGAGACTTTACGCCACCACTTGCTACTATATGTAATGCTCTTTCTGGTGTTTCTGTTCCTAAACCTAAGTAGTGGTTAGTGGAATCATATGTTAAACCTAATAGACCACTTGCATTTGAACTGGGATCAAGTTGTAAATTACCAGTTGTTTTAATGTTTTGTGTTAGACTGTCTAATCCTATTGTTGTTGCACGGTTAGCCGCATTACCTATAAAGATTTTGTTTTCGTCTAAGTTAGGTGTTGCGTTTGTTCTACCAGCACCCTGCACAATAATTTGTTGAGCATTTACTACTTTACCAATCTTTTGAATTAAATTGCCTTCACCTGCAGGAATTGTTTCTGTTAAATCACCAGCACCATTTATATACAGTTGACTACCTATTGTGAAACCATGTGTGCCAATGTTTAATTGACCACTTATTACTATTTCACCTGTTTCTGTATCTGGTATGTTGTTTTTAACAATACCAATTGCTGGCATGGTTGCGGCATTTTCAGCATTTGCAAGTGCAACATGTGGTGTATCACCTGTTGCTACACCTGTGAGATATACTGCTTTACCTTTAACTATTGTATTACCTGTTTGGTTTCTAACTTCTTGTTGTATTGCACCATTTAGATCACCTACAAATATTGCGTCATCTGTGAGTTCTATGTTTGCATTAGATGTTAATACACCAGTTAGTGTTCCTCCACCTGCGTTTATATTTGCAAGTGTTATAATATTACCTGTTGTGGTTTCTATATCACCACCAAATGTTTTTATTAAGCCATTTGTTTGATAATATCCTGTAGCATCTATGTTTCCTACACTTGAGAAATTACCACCTGTTGCTGAGAAAACACCGTCTGTAAATGTTCCTGCTTGAACTTGTCCGGAAAATGTTGATGTTGTGGCTTGTATATCTAATGCATTAGAAATATTACCACTGGATATAGTTAAAGTGCCGTCTGTGAGACTGCCGCCCTGTAATGCTCCTGAGAATGTTCCTGATATAGCATTTGTAATTGCACCACTGTTAATTGTAGTTAAACCGTCTGTGAGTGTGGCACCTACTATGTTACCCAGTGATTCTATGTTTGCTGTAAGGCTGTTATTGTATATTTTACCTGTTGCTAGTATCTCACCACTTGTGGATACATTACCGCTATTTGTTACTTGAAATTCTACACCAGCGTTTCCGTCATCTTGTCCACCTGAACCACTCATTTCACCTATTTGTAAAGCACCGTTACCTCTTAATTTCATTAAGGAACTTGCTATACCGGTTCCGTCTAGTTCTCCTTTAAGTTCCCAACCTATATGCATTATGCCTGAGGATACTGGTATTGTGCTGTC